ATAGCAATTAACTGACTTATAGTTAAACCACAGTCGTGTCCTTTTCTAATACGTTGGTTACATAAGGCATTTGAAGCCCATTTACGCCATTTAGGGTTAGTGGGTTTCTGCCCAGTTTCTTCCGACTTTGTATTCTGCTGCAAGGGGAACTCGGAGTTTAAGTTGCTCGCCTGCTTCTTGGATTGATTTGATTGCAATTTGACCTACTTCTTCTGCCAACTCTTTCGTGGTTTCTATTTGAAATTCATCGTGAATGTTCGCTACAACAAATGCGTCTTTATCTTTTAATTTTTCCCAAAGGATAACTAAAGCTGTTTTCATAACAATCGCAGCACAACTTTGAATCAAACTATTTAAAGCTGCGTGTCCTGATCTTATCGTTAATATTCTTTTATCGATTGCTCTTATCTCTCCACCGTCCTCAATTCTCATTAGTAAATCATTTTTGATTTCTTTTAAGAAAGGTAACTGTGTATAGAATTTTTCTAAAATTTGTTTACCTTCATGTAAGGGTACTTTTAAAATTTGCGATAACCTTTTAAATGAACAACCATAAAGTATTGCGTAAAGCATAGTCTTTGCAAGTTGTCTATCATTCAAGTTAACTGCGTTCATGTTATAAGTATGAATGTCACCGTTTAAAATTAAATCCTTATATTCTTTTCCACCTTTATAATTACAAATATAATGGGCTAAACATTTAGCTTCAATTCCTGAAGCATCTGCTCCAACAAGAACTTTCCCGACCGAAGGCACAAACAATTCTCGACATTCTTTGCCATAGAAACTGTGTATACTAGGCACTTGTTGTAAGTTAGGTGAACGTGCAGACATTCTTCCTGTAATGACATTAGTTACATAAAAAGTATGTACTCGACCTTTTCTAACTACTTTTAACCAAGCGTTTTTACCGTCAGCTAACATACCTAATCTTTTTTCTAAACTTAAATACTCTGCTAATAGTTTAGCTTCTGGGTATTCTAATTTACTTAAAGTTTCTTCATCAACGATTGGTTGACCTGTCGGTGTGAATTTTTCAGGTTTCCATTGTCTTAAAGTTATTAATCTATTTGCAATATGTTGACGAGAAGATGGATTAAAGAAAACTTCTTTTGTTTTTTTAACGGGTACACCTTTAATATATCCGTATTTTGTCGAGTTAACTTTAGGGGTAAACATACCCAAATCTACCGTCCAACTCTTGAATACATCTTCTAACTCTTTTTTTAAATCTGTTGATCTCTTTAATAATCTACCATGTAATTCAAAACCTTTTTTCTCATCAAACGCAAAACCTTTTCGTTCTTGCTCGTTTAAAATAAAAGCTACTTGATGTTCTAAATTAATTGAGTGAGCACTAAACTTTTTAGATAGAAATTTTGAGTACAGTTTTGAAGTAACTTTAGTATCTTGAATACAATACTCTAACATTTCGTTTGAAAAAGACGACCAATCGTTGGCTTTATTGAAATCGCCTTTCTCAAATTGTAAACGCTGTCCCCAACTTTCGAGACTGTGCTTACCAACCGAATAGGGTAAGATACGTCCTTTCGCTAATAACTTAATATCTAGCTCTTTTATATCTGGGTAGATAAGGCGACTTAAAACTAAAGTGTCGTGCACTAATTCCTTTTTATGGGAATAGCCATATAGTTTTTCAAGTACAGGGAGGTCGTACTTGATACCATTATGGGCGACTATTAAGTTATCACTCATCATATCTAATCCATTCGGTATTTCGTTACCGATGAAAGTATGGATTTTACCTTCTCGGTTAATTACTAAACAATGAACTTTACTTGGGTCAAGTCCATCTGTTTCAATGTCAAAAATTAAGGGAATTGTCATGTTCAAATAATCTACCTTTTTGGTTGTCGTATTCGAGTTGACAGGCAACTCCTGTAATTCCTGCAAACCTATTTTTTAAAATTCTACAAACTGTTTGACTATCGGCTTCTCCTGAAACGCATCTTTCAACGCCAATAACAACGTCACTTAACTGTCCAATACTGGCACTTCCACGTAATTGACCTAAAGAAGTTTTAAGACCATCGGTGTGATCTTTATTTCCTTCTGGACGTTTAAGGTGACTAACAATAATTACACCAATGTCTAATGCTTGAGTTAATGCTCTTAACCTTGTCATTAATATATCAATCGTTTTTCTTTCATCGTTAGTTTCTAATCCACTAACAATAATTGATATGTGATCTATAATTAAATATTCTATATCTAAAGCTTTCGCAAAATATCTAATCTTATTTAAAATAGTATCTTGCTCAATAGATCCCCAATGGTCGTACATAAATACGTTTCCATTACCTACAGTTTCCTCAAAACCTTTTTTCAACTGTGTTTCGGTAACACCTTCTCGATCTATATGAATAGGTTTGTTTAGGTGTAATCCTATTAAACCCTCACAAGTTCTTTTAATACTTTCTTCTAAAGAAATAATCCCAACTTTAACATTTTCTTGAATAAGTTTATAAGCAATCTCTTTTGTTAATAAAGATTTTCCGATCCCAGAGCCACCAGTTATCGTTACGATTTCTTTTTTTCTAATACCAAATAATTTTCTATTAAGTCCTTCATAGGGGTAAAAAGCTTTTGCTTTTTCATCTGCTACTTTAACTACGTCCCAAAGTTCTTCTCCTGCGACTACACCATCTGGTCTGAAAACTTTAGCTTCCCACATAGCTTTAACAACTTCTTCTTGTCTGTTAGCTACAAGCATTTCGTTAACATCTTTTAAGGGTAGTGTTGCTATTTTACATTTACCAACAGTAAATAATTCAGCAACTTTTTGAGCTGCCTCAAAACCATATTTATCTTGATCGAAAAACAACACAACAGTTTGAAAACTTTCTAAATATTCGAGTTGGTTTTTAATAGATTTAACTGCACCGTTTACACCATTAGGTATTCCTACTGTTGCATATTTGTGTGAGAAAATTTGGGAGAGTGAAATAGTGTCGATTTCTCCTTCGCAGACACAGCAAATTCGACCTCCACTATTCCACTTTTCTTGACCATATAAGAGGGCTTCTTTTATAGTACCGACAGTTCTAAAATTTTTATCTTTATCTCTAATCTTTTGGAAGACAGGTTGTTTATCTTTATTGTAATACGTTGCTACTTGTACTTTTTGCCCTTTGTCTTCTGCGATTTCATATTTCCAAAATGTTGAGCTTTCCAAAGTAATGTTACGTTTCGGTAAAGCTTTAGGCTCACCTTGTAAAAGGGTCGTATTAATTTGCATGTTAACTTTCTGATTAGGTTGAATAGATTTATTTGGATTTGCATAAGTGTTGCAACTAAAACAAAAAGTATGCCCATCATCATATAAGGAATTTCCGTCACTAGAGCCACAGCTCTGGCAAGGTAAGTGAGTAATAAACGTACTTTCATTTAACTCCGTTTCTGTATTGTTATTCATTAGAACCAAGTTGTTACATCTTTATAATTAAAATACATTCTCCAACACCAACTACGTAACATTGAAATACCTGTAAAAATTAAAGCAAGATGAATACTTTTTAACATCGTAACTTCATATCCAAAGTATGGAAAAATAATAATCTGTGTAAGAATTGCTAAGACAAAACCAGAACCAATATCTAAAATAGTTTCAAAACCAGTTTTTTTAATAACAGTTTCAAATTGAATTTTTTTCATATTTTTGTGCCAAACACAGTTGTTTCTTTTTCTTCTTGATCTGTGTCCCAACTTAATTTGATACCTTTAGGTTTTAAAGAACTTAACTCAGTTTGAAGTTTACCGTTTAATTCTTTATGTGCTAAATTTAATTCTTCTAAATTTATATTTGCTTTATAAAGCTCTCTACATCGATCACTTAATTGTGTAATCTTACTTTTATATGTAGCTATCATTATTGTTTGATCTTCAATAAGTTTTGTTGCCTTAACAATAGCTTCTTCTGTTGTTATACTTGTCTTTGGCTCAAGTTTAATTTCGTTTTCATGTGTTTTGTCGTTTTCTTTATCTCCCATCTAGCCACTCCTTTGGTATTGTTTTATCTGCAAATTGGAAACCATTTTTAATGCACCAATCTGCATACGTTGTTTTTGAATTTTTATAGATTTTGTTTTTTGAGTTACCAAACAAAAATCTAATGTCTAATTTAGGGTGTTGATTTTTAACTAGAAGATGTTTCATTCTATCTTCTCGTTTTAAATAACCTTTAATTTCAATAATAATTCCATTATCTAATTCTAAATCAGGCGTGTACTTATGCTCTTTAGAGGGCTTGAAGTAATGCACTACACATTTCTCGTACTTAAACTTAACATTTCTTTTCGTTAGGTTATCGGTAACTGACACTTCAAGCCCACTTCTAAAATTAGAAGTCGCTTTCTTCTTGCGATACTTCCACATTTTGAGCTACAGGTTTCATTTCAAAACCGTCTTCTTGTGAAAAACCAAATGATTCTTCAGCATTTCCCTCATTGCCCTTACCTTCTACTAACTCGATAATCTGTACTGCCTTTAATCTTAAAGTACAGCCAGAGCCGAGCATATTAGTGAAGTAAGGAACACATTGAAAAGCGACCTTCATTTTTGTACCACTATAGACAGATAACGTCTGAGTTATTGGTATGCCTTTAGCGTCAAATACCTTTGGGCGTTGCTCAAAGTCAGTTCCACTTTTCGTGTTTACTTTTGCTTTTAATTTAAAAGTAAACTCAACCGAACCATCTTCTAACGATTTGTACGGTTTATGAGGGGACAACTTGCCTTTATTTTTACTAGCAACTTCATCTATAGTTTCTTCAATCAAAGCTACGATTGATTTTGCTTGCACTTTAGGCAATGTTAGTTTCGTTCGATATAATCCGTTTGAATCGAATTTAGTATCTGGCGAAAACAAGTAAGGATAATTTGCGATCCCTTCACTTGTTGTATGCGTCTTTAACTTTATTGTTTTTTGCATATGTTGTACCTCCATGTGTACACCTAATCTCGTTGTCCTTGCGAAACCGTCACGCTAACGATACCAATTATTATTTATGTCTTTACAGTAAAAACCATTCAACAATTTTCCATTGACATAATATCCAAAATCTGATTCAGAGTTGTCAGTTAACTTCTCGACTGCTTCATCGCATGAGGTATTATTATAAATAGGTATTTTTGTTACAGCGTAACCTGTAGCTGCATCTGAGAATATTAAAAATACAAAAAAAACTATTTTCATTGGTTTCGCCATTCCCAAAATCTTTTGTCATAATCTAAAACAACTGCTTTAGATAGTTGACCAACTTTTTCTGGGTACACGTAAGCAAATACATCATCTTCAATTTCTTTAAACTCATAACCTGCACCGAGTTCAATCATATCTGTATGTCGTAAAGTTTCTTCATTAACTTCGTATAATTCTCCTTTAACTGAAAAACCCCCATCATCTTTTTCATAGATGTAAGGAAAAGAATTTCCCATTGCTGAAGTCATTACAAAATTTTGAGAAACTGTAATGTAATCTTTTTTTATTAATTTGCTTTTTTGTATTGCACCATGTAATCGTCCATCAGATTTAAGTGTTCCATATACTAATAATTTTGTCATTGTATTCCTTTCATTATTATCACGTTATCATTACCATTTAGTTGAAAAAATATCTACTGTGTTCTACTAAAGATATATCCAAATCACCACGAGCTGGTGGTGGAGTAATTTTGTTATGTAGTTCTTTAGGTAACTGGTCGAGAAATTGCTTATAGAGCTCTTGTAGGTAGTCACCTGAAAATAAGTCGACCACAACTTTACGTATTAACCTTTGTAAATCATCTACACGGTTAGGAGTTGTAGCAAAACTATCATGAATCATCATTAAGTTTGGAATAGGTCTAGCGTCCATTTTACAATACAACGCAGTTGCACAAGCGATCGCACCGTCAACCGAGTGAACAATGTTTGGGCTAGCCGATGAACTCATTTTTCTCGTGTCCTTCCTATCCATTTGTCGTCTTAATGTTGTGTAAACCATTGATCCTGCAATACTTGTTTTAACTTTAAATTTATTCAAATACCTGTAATCTTGCACAACAGGAAAACCGATTGGAGTTGTCCATTTCATTGAAAGGTTTGCTCTACTAAATACTTTGGCAGTTTCTTGAAACCATTTCATTAAATTACTAGCTAAACGAATTTCATTTTCTAAATGTTTCCAAACAATGTTAGCTAACCATTTACAATCTGCAAAACCATCATCTTCTAAACATTTAGGTTTATGTCCTAAATCAACTTGTTTTTTATATTCATCAAATATTTGCTGTCTAGCACCGTAGGGTTTTAAACCATAAACATAAGTCATAATGTTTCTCTTAACAATAGATCGAGAAATACCATATTGAAGCCACCTGTTAGCTTCAGGAGAACCTGCACCAGCTTCCTGCTTTACCTCTTTCTCGACTTTTAAAGCTACAATTGTATAGACATCTTGGGGTGTATCTGATGGCGTAACATTGACCTTCGCTGCAGTATCTTTATCTTTCATTAAAATTGATAAGATTTGAAGTCCAGAACAAGTAGCGTCAACACCTACGGGTAAATCACAAACATAATCATTACCTTGTTGTAAATATCCTCTCACATGATGACAAGCTTGTAAAAACTCCATAGGTTTGTCAGCGTCTTTCCACCCTGTGTTCGCAAAACAATCTTCGGCATAAGCCACAATTTCTCGTTCCATACCTTTAATAAAATCAACTCTTTCATCATAAGTAATTTTATCATTACCAAATGTATTAGCTGTGTGTACGTACAACCAGTAAGCTCCCCGTTCTCCTAACTTCTCGCCATTAGCAAAACATATAATGGACTTTATTTTCTGATCTGATTGGTAATTATATGTAGTACCTACGGAGTAGACCCTACCCCTAGTGTCTACGTTAGTTACAAAATGAAATTTCTTAAAATCTTTATATTCATTTGCGATGTCCCTTGCAGTTGAAGTATTAACAACTTTTGAAACTCTAGCAATTTCATCTGCATATACTCTACTTAAATCTCTTTTATATTTACGAAGGAGATTACGTCCTTGCTCACTATCATCATCAATTCTAGGGTCACGATAAACACCAATTGGCTTGTTTTTATCATCGAGAAGTCTATCCCGTGACGGGAAGTTCCCAATTGTAAGACCTCTATCCCATATCTCATTAAAGATAGGTAGCATATTTTTATCAGTAGCAAATTCAACTCCTTGTAAATAATTAATTGCACCGTAAAAATCACTTAAATTTTTATCTTTAAGACTAGCTAAATATTGATAATCCTCTGTTTTAACTAAAGGTGCTTTCGATAAGTATTCATTAATATACCCACCCGAAAATGCACTTGTCCAATCGTTTGGCTTAACAATCATTGGTTTGTGATAAGGTGTCAATACAGAGCATCTAAAATTCCCATCATTAATTTTTTCTTGAATGGCAGGTGTAAGTGTTAAATAATTTTGAGTATTATTTTTTCTTATCTTAATAATTTTCCTTTCTACTAAATCGGTATGTTGAATAACTAAACCAATCAGTTGTTGACCCACTAAAGCAACTTTAGAAATATTCCATTTTTCAATTTGAATTTTAAATTTATCTAAAGAATGGGAAAAGACTTTTTTACGATGTTCAATGTTTGTAGTCCTCGTCATTAAATCTTTTAAAATTTTATTATGTAAGAAAGGTTTATCTTTTTTAAAAATTAAACTTTGTTCTTCAAGTTCAATCATTCTACCGATAGATACTGCAATTTGTAATAGCGTTTTGTTTAATGATATTCCGTCTATTATTCCTTTCAATGTAATTAAAGAAATCTTTTTAGTGTCGTCTAAATCACGTAAAGGAATTATAGAAGTAGCACGTACCCCAGCTTTACCGTTTAAGTTCTCGTCTATAAAGTTTTGAATTGCCTCACTTAACGGAACGAGATATTTTTTTTGTAAGTAGATGTAAGGAGGTGTAACTGAATTTCTTCCCTTCTCGACATTCTTTTTAAGTTGTTGCTCATATCTTTCTTTGCCTTGTGCTATCATTAAACCTTCTCGATCTAATTCTAACTCTCTTAAACTTTTCTCGTTCTGTATCATCAATGCTCCCAAGTTGTTGGGATAAATTAAACAGTATGGATTTTAAGTCCGTTGTGTCTACCAATTTCACCACGAGGGCACATATTCACAAGGATAAATCGTGTCTGTCAATTTATCGTTAGTTATCGCCCGTTCAACGTATCTCGTATGTCGAATTTATCAGGGTGGTTATAAGCTTGTGTCATTCTTATGTCGCTGTGTCCAACCACTAACTGTACTGTTTCGATACCGATTTTACGTTTTAACAAACGTGTTATACAAGTATGACGAAGGGCGTGTATAACAAAATCTTTCTCGTTATCCATACCAAGTTCTCGCCTTACTTTTCTCCATGTCCACTCAACACTAGATATAGAAAATGGGAAGGGTGATTTATGTCCTTCTTCTCGTCTATTGTTTAGTATTGTTTCTACTCTTTCAAACATAGGCACATCTCTATCTTCTCCGTTCTTTGTGTTTAAAAATTTCACAAATTTATATTTGAAGTCGACATCTGCCCACGTAAGTTTTAAGGCTTCACTTAACCTACAACCTATATCAATTAAAAAAATCCAAAGACAAGTTTTCTCTGCGTGTCCTAACTCATTAGATTTTTTAATTAATAATTCTTCCATTTCAGTTGAGAAAGTAAACTTACGTCTATTATTAGTTCGTTCATATTCAATAATAGGTTGACCCCAATTAAATACAAACGCCCTACACCCTTTAACATAGGTCACAAGTTTAGATACTGACGCTAATTTTCGATTGATTGTACCTAAACTGTAATTAAGTTTAGTTCTCATAAAGAATTTAAACTCTCTTACTGTGTCTGTTGATACATCATTCATAAAATTACCATCGCCATAGTAGTCTTTAAACACATTCGCATTTCTCAAACTAGCATAGCCATCTTTTTGCGTACACCACATCATCGTATTTACCTTATCAATCGCATCAGCGACCGTTATCATATTTGTCGGCATAGTTCTCCTTTACGTTCTACCCCAACAACTTGAGCATATTGTTTTTAACATCTTTTCCCTTTTTTGTTAAGAACAATTTTCTTACTCTAAAGTCATCGTCATCAAGCACTTGATGAAGTAATCCAAGTCCTTGATTACTTTTTCTTGTCCTTGCTACACTAGACAATATCTGCACATTTCGACTTGCTCTTGCTTTGTTTATTAAAAAATATTCAGCTACATCGCTGTTAGTGATCCCTTCATTTAAAGCAACTAACGAGAAAATACCTACTGTTAATAACTCTATATCTTGATCTACTTTTCTAAACATTTTAACAAGGTCAAGGCTATACACAACGCTATCTAGCTCGGTACTTGCCACGTTTACTTTTCTTGTCGCCATTTTATTACCCCTTTGTTGTTTGTCTCTTGATTAGCGAGTGAAGACAACCACACTCATTACAGTCACTCAAGCAAAAATAGTTTTCTTCGTAATTTATTATATCTAAAATCCATTTTGTCTACTTTTCTTTTATTTTTTTCTTATGGTTAAAAGATTTTTACCAAATGCGACATAGAAACTTTTTTCCCATTTGTCGTATTGACATAAACTTTTTGTGTTTATTCCTTTAGTAAATTTTTCAAATACAATTTCAAAAAAGAAACAATTTAAAACTGTACTTGTTCTTAATATATTCATACTTCTGTCTCCTTGCGTAATTTACCCAGTAGGTGCGTTTTGTTTATTTTGCATACAACGATTATTACCACTCAACACGGTCGAATGTTTAAATCTCAACTTTCTAACTGCTGTTTGGTTTTTTGCTATATTATTTAGTAGTGTTTTCATGTTGTCTCCTTTCTAAAAAATTCTACCCAGAACATTATAGTCACGTTATAAATACTGTATCTATTGAAGTCAAGCTAAAAACGAATTGATTTGATAAAAAAAGTAAAGCTAAAAACGAATTGTAAAGTCAAGCTAAAAACGAATTGTTTATGATAGTAAAATTTTAAAAAAATTTTTTTTCTCGTTAAAGTTGTACAATTTTTACGTGCAAATTTTAAGGGTCACAAAATGAACAACCTAGATTTTTTGTGACCCTTAAATTTTTAAAGATTTAATTAAAATGTAAATCTCTAAAAAATCTTAATCCACCACCCAACACCATCGCCAACCCAATCCACGTTTGAAAATGGATTGCAACGATCAAGCCTAGAAACATTAAAGCAAATGATAAAGCGAAAGTTATTGATAACATAATAGCATTAAACATTTTTTATTTTCCTCTCTTATTAGTTATTATTTTCTTATTTTTAAAGTCGAGAAAGTTAATCACAGAAGCACCACCCCCCATAAAATTTTTATTTCTCGACCTATTCGTTGCGATAACAACAGAATTTTTAAGGGTTTTATATCGGTATGATATCGAGCTCTCGTGAGCTCTATTCTGGAAAACAGGCAGATTTGCCATTTTAAAATTTTTATTTTTAATATCTTCATTACTTACAGAAATATTTTTCTGTTTTAAAAATTCAATCAAATTAAAATCTTTATTTTTCATTATTTTATTGTGACCTCTAGTACCAGAAAACAATTTGATCGACCTCTCTGTTGCTCTCTGGACGTTTTATTTTTAAAATTACCTATCATTTTATCGTTGAATTATTTTTCGTGTTTTTTGTTTTCTAAATTCTTGATTGAAAACTTTTACAGTTGGCAATTCAATTTCGGTTTTTCTTAACTGTTTTAAAATTCTCGGTCTGTAAGAAAATTCCTCTTTCAAAGTAATTTTGTGATTGCCTAAAAATTTTTGATTAAACTCATGTAAGAAAGGATAAGTCATTTTTTGAGTAGCAACCCAATTAATAAAACTGTCATAATCCAAATTATTCGGACTTGTATTTTTTGAAAACATTACAAGTGCATGAACAAATTCAATATATCTTGATATCGCTTGAGGTTTTGTATTGCCCTTGAAAATTCTAAATTCAACAGTTTCATCATGTTGCAAATTAATAGCTTGATATTTATCTCTCATTTTATCGAGAGCATTACACTCGGAATTGCTTAACTCTCGACCATCACGACCGAATTCTTTTAAGGCAATATGTTTTACTTTTAAAACATCATTAATTTGACAATATGAGTTTGGATTTCTTCCAGATAAATCAATAATATAATTTCGATTTACTCGACTATTTGTGAATTCCAACATTTTACCGATTTGCATAGTCGACAAGGGTTTTTTGCTAACGTGAATATGAAGTCCCGTATTGCTCATGTTATAAGATCGCAACCAATTTTTCGTTTTATCAAAAAAATCAAAAAAAATATTTGATGTTTTAATATAATTAAAAGTCATCGGTACAGTATTAATTTCAAAGCCATTACTTACAGACCCATCACTTTTACAAATTGCCAATCCTTTTAAAAACTTTTCTTCGATAAGTTGATGGATTTTATTTTTTGGACAATTTCGTTGATAACCAACTTCCAATTCTATACCAAAATATAAATTTTCTTTTTCTGTTTTTTTCTCATTGGGCAACATCGCAAACGGTAGATGTTCATGGATTGGAAAAGCATAAGATCGTAATTGATTTCGAGCAGATTTTAAATTTACAATTTTTTCGTTGTCATTTTTATCATAAGAAAAAGTAGCGAAATTTTTCTCACTATCATAAATTAAATAATAACTTTCATCAGTATCAACGTCCCAATGTACCAGATTATAATGATCTCTAATTTCAACAAATTTAATACTCGCATAATCAACCGTTGAATTTTTATAATCTCTAAAAAAATAAAAGCCTTTAAGATTATTAAGATTATAATTTCGAGTTTCATTTAATTGAACAACATCATTTTTACGGAATACATGACCAGAAATACAACAAAGTTTTAAATTGTTATTCGCTAAATTCCATTTTTCGGTATTAAAGAAATTAGTTAACCATTTATCAACCTCAATAAATGCTTTAGTATAAATGCAAAATTTTGCCGTGTTCGTTGCTCTAAATAATGATGGCTCTCGACCGTGTTGAACGAAACACTCGTAAATTTTCCAGAATGAAATTACATTTTTATTTTTTTCGCTAACACTTACGAATAAAACATCACTTGTATAATGTAAGATTTCAACATTACTGTTTTTTAAAGTTTCTAAAAATTTGTAATATCTTAAAGCATTTAAATAATGCTCACATAATACAGTAATATTTTCATCATTTTTATATTGGCTTGATGTATCAGTTGGGAAAACATCAGAAAATAAAAACTTTTTTGAAACTTGTTTTTTATTTTTGAATTTTTTTAAGGGTGTTAAAATTGCTTTTAGCAATTCATCGCTTGTATATTTAAAGTTAAAATTATCCATGTTTTTTTATTACCTCCTCGTTGATTGATTGAATTTCGTCACTATCATTTTTTAAATACGAGCCATCACTCGAATAAAAAAAACACTCTTTTAATACAGTTGCCAATGCCCCCGAATTTTCGGTCATAATTTTTAAATAGTCAGCTTTATTTCCAGTAGCTAAAACATCATAAATTTTATTGATCTCGTTTTCGGTCTTTGTATTTGCTGTGTCATAAGTCGAGTAATTTGAAACCTCGTATGATTGCCTACCTGCAAATTCTGTTTTCTCGACTTGTGTTCCGTAGCTTTCAGTATCAATTGAAACACCATTTGAAATTGAAGATGCTGTCGAAGTTTCGGTCACGTTGCTCGATGTATATTTCCAAATATATGGCTCTCTTAATCCATAACTATTTGATAAAAATAAATTATCTTTTTCAATCCAATTACCAACACGAGTAAAATCATTTGAATAAGTATCAGCGATTAAAACTCGGCTATCGGTTTTTAAATTAATAATTTCTTTTAAATTTTCTAGAAATTCATCATTACGAATTAATGAAATATCTCTCGAAATAATTGGGGCAAAGTATTGTTTAACAAAAAAATAACTATCACTACGATTTTCATTTTCGAGAACGTGTGGCAATTCTGGGCTATTGTGCATAAAGCCCATTTGAAATTGATGGTCTTTATTTAAGACGTTGTAAGGGTGTGAATTGTAGGCTTTTTTCTTTCCAACAGTACAGTATCGAAAATGAATTCCGATCTCGTTAGTTTTACTTTTATGTTTTTTGAAAAACTTTTTAACATCGCTAAAATTTTTCGGATATATTTTATCTTGAATTAATCGACTATCATTATCAAAATACATAACCCCCAATCCGTGAGGATTATTTGAGTAAGCATTTTTTAAAATTTTCTTACTGACGTTTTTCGGATTACCTTGAATTATTATACACATTATAAATCACCTTTTTTTTATTTTTAAAACTACCCATTAATATTATTTGTAATGATTTAATTATAATAATCAAATAAATACCGTCACGTTCTCGATATTATTATTCGAATAAAGACTTGTTTAAATGGCGAGAATAATGTAAAAAGAGTGACTATTTTGCAACATTTTGTTGCTCAAATACAACAAAAAAAGGGTGGATTATATGGCTAAAAATACAGAAAATAAAATCGTTGAAAATGCAATCGTTGACCTATTCGGTAGGGATTTAATCAATCTTCTAGATCAAAAAAAAATTAAGCAATCGGTCGCTTTAATGAAATCTTTAAAGATTAAAAAAGATGGGCGTAGGCGTTTAATTGATGAGCATAAAAAAATTAATAATTCGAGGGTCAAGTAATGTTCGGATTTATTAGATTGTGTTTATTGTTTTCTTTTATTGGTCTTATTTTAGTTTTAATTATGGGTGTGTTTAATGATGGTCAGTTTATTGTTGGATCGTTGTTATTGGTACTGATACCCATAATCATCGCTAAAATAAGAATGTCCTAGTCGAGAAAGTACGTTTAACTTTGGTAGCTAGTGAAATATAAAATGTTCATCAAATGAGTATTTAAAGATAATCTTTAAGGGTCGAGAAAGTCCATCGCTTTGACGGTGTTCGAGTGTTAACCGTCAATACGGTAGCCAATACAATATAAGATTTTTTTAAGGGTCGAGTAATAATTACTTTGTAGGTTTAAGGGAAACCAGATCGAATAAAAAAACAGATACACCATGTCAAAAACATGAACGAGAATTATAAAAATCAAGTTTGATTGATAAGCATATATAGTCCTTGTTAAGTCCTCGACCCATAAAGCACGTAGTACCTCGTTAATAATTGTCGATACACTTGTAGGTTGCAAACAACCTATGGGGGAATTTTGACAGTAGGAGCAATTAAGATACCCATTCAAATTTTTGTAGTAAAATTATTTGTATAGGTGTTTCCACTCTCGCTTTCACACCTATTATATACAATTCTCCAATGGGGGTCTAAAGGGGTACTCTTAAGGGGTCTAGTAGGGTTAACCCTTATAATACCCTTATATAACCCTTAATAACACCTTAAGGTAACCAGTTGTCTCCTTTAGGTTTACTACCTATAGCACTATTCATAAATCTTTCTAAGTCTGTCTTTAGTAGTCTATCCTTATGGGCATCTAATTCTAAATCTCCATCTACTGACATCTGTTCAACCCAATACGCTACAGCTATAGACAAAGCATCTAATCTGTCATCATTTCTTAAACTACCCTTGTCTTTTGTAATACGGGTCAATTGATGAAACAATTGATAATTAGGATCTACAGTATCAAAGTCTTGTCTTATTAATTGTGGCGACACTATGAGCTTGTGTTGGTTCATAACGGGTTCAAGGGTATCGATTATTCTTAACTCCTTTTGTCTGCTATGATTAACTTCTTCAATAGTCACAGGGTAATACCTGTTAACAATTGGTTTTAGTAATTGGGTAAACATTCCGTCCCCAAAGTTTCTCTCTACTATAATTTTATTAACTTCTGCGTTTCTTGCTTCTCTTGCTATTAGTTGTAAGTTTTCTTCAACGTACCCACCCGTCAACCCTGTACAAGACTGTACATATAAATTACCACCTAACATTTTTACGATGGCAATCCCTAATTCGTCCTTTCCTCGACCACTAGGATCGATGGACATTACCGAACCGTTGAACTCGGTAAATTCATCTGACTTAAACATTGGACTATAAAATCTATCTCCTGCAAATCCAACGCTAGGTAAATCTTCAATAGCGTATTCTTGACTTCCTGCCCAAGCAACACTTACAGGTGCTAACTTGGTATTTATATCCATAACTACAAGATCAGACAGCTTTAATGGGTATCTGTCTTTGTCAGATAAAGTGGTATCTAACATGAACTGTAAACTGAATCCTGAACGCCCATAGGACGCTTCTCGTTCCTTTAAATCTAAATCTGTGAACCTTTTAGGGTCAATGGGAGAACCCTCCTCTAAAGAGCTCTCTGTGATGTATGGAGCTAATTTACCTTCATACTTTTTATTGTCTTTTGCTAAAGGTTTTCTAGCTGTCCATATCCTTGTTGTATATCCTCTGTTGCCTAGATCATTATACATACTCATTTCAGATTGAGGTGTACCTAAAAATAAGATTTTACCATTAGGCGATAAGACAGCTTCAAACTCTTTAATGCTACTTGATAATTTATCTCGCATTGTTTGAGTTAAACTATTATTTAAACTTTCGCAGTCATCGCTAATAATATAATCAGCTCTTGATCCTGTTAGCTGCCCTGTAATTCCTACTGACTTAACTGAAGGTGCATGAGAGGCTTTTGCTAAAGCAACATCAAAGGAAACATTTGAACCCCTTTGATTATCTTTAGGTGTTAAATGTTCTAATACTTCCATCTCTCCGATTAGTCTTTTTGTAAATGTACTAAAGTCATCAGCTCTGTTTTTACTTGCTGATACTACAAGAAATTTTAAGTCTGGGTTGTTAAGTAATTTCCAACAGACAAACGCTGAACATATCCAAGATTTTCCAACACCTCTAAAGGCTTGAATAACAGCTCTTTTGGGTGCGTGTTGTATGAAGCTTGCCATATCGTACTGAACAGGAGTAGGATCTGGTAAGCTTAAATGCTTCCAACATAGGAATAAAAAATTCCTAAAGTCGTCTTTAATTGCCTTCATAAGATTCCATATAAGCCCGTAGAGGGCTATTGTTAATTAATAGGGTCGTCCATAGCCTCTTTCAGTTCTTCGTCTGAAAATGGCAATTGATTTGCCAATCTAGCTAGTGGACTTTCTGCAACTGGTACAGCGTCAATGTGATTATCTTTTAAAAATTGACGTGCTACGTTTAGGTCTGCAGATTTACATTCAGGGTCGTTAACTCTGTCTAATAGCGTTTCAGCTAATTTGTTATGTAATACGTTTAGTGTTTCTTCTTTTTTTGACATTATCTGTTTCTTTCTCGTCTTTTACAAATTGGACACATTTTATCCAATATCTGATGAAATCTGTGAAACACAGCTTCATACCAATTTTTTATTTTTTTCATTT